GAGAAAACAATAGAGGTTCGAAAAAGGAAGTCATTAACAAAATAAAAGACCCCCCGAAGGGAGCCTTTCATCAACAGATACATCGTATCAAAGACCCCTTCGTCGTGTCAAGCAAAAAAATATTATGCAAACACAAGAACGAAGTACGTCCCCAATCGGAACTGAAGATGCATTCTTCACCAAGATCGGGAACACCAAACCTTACTTCAAAGCTGCATTTGAAGGAGAGCCGGGAACCGGCAAGAGTTGGTCTGCAGCATTAGTAGCGATTGGTCTTCACAAGAAGATCAACAGCAAAAAGCCCATAGTCCTCATCGATACCGAGAAAGCGTCGAAATTCTTGGTCCCGCTTTTTGAGGAGCATGGCATTGAGGCAATGGTCCGCGAGACGCACTCACTGGCCGACCTAGTAAAGGCAATGAAACTTTGCTCGGACGGTTACGCAGACATTGTGGTAATCGACAGTATCACTCACATCTGGATGGATTTCCAAGAGGCGTACAAGCGAAAGCTGAACCGCCAAACCTTCCAGATACAGGACTGGATGATTATCAAGAGCGAATGGAATAAGCACTTCTCGATTCCGTTGGTCCAGTCGCCACTCCACATCCTTGCAACCGGCCGTGTGTCGGATCGCATGGAACAGGAAGTAGATGAGGATGGCCGAAAAGAGTTCACCAAGACAGGAGTAAAGATGCAGGCCGAAAAGAACGCCGCATACGAGTTCGATGTCTTGGTACTCATGGAGCGCCATGAACTCATACAGCGCCAAAAGCGCGAGGTATGGCGACAGGCAACGGTACTCAAAGGCCGAGGCAATCTCCTCGATGGAAAGGTTTTCAAGAACCCTACCTACGAAGACTTTGCACCGGCAGTCGACGCAGTGATTAAAGACCCAATAGCCGCACGTTTCAGCCACGCTGAACAGGATGCGGGGGAACTGATCAAGCTCGACGAAGACAAGCGTAAATGGGTACAGCAGAAGAAACGATGGCTTGAGGAGATCGAGGGATACCTTGTCTCACTCTGGCCGAGCTCAAGCGCAGCGGAAAAGAAAAACAAAACCGACGCGCTCGAGTACGCCTTCAATACCCGAAGTTGGTCCGCCATCGAAATGATGTCGCCAGAAATCCTAGAGGATGGATTCGCGCGAGTAGTCGAATTTGGAAAGCAAAAAGTTGCTGAGGCCAAAGGCGAACTACCTCCCGAACTAACACCACAGGAAAAGTTTGACAAAGACCTTCGAGACTCAAAAGAAGACGGTCCGAAGAAGGACAAGGCTAAGAAAAGTGGCAAATAACCGATAGGGATTCGCCACTGACTCAGCCCTTGTCGCAGTGGCATGAGGGCTGAGATCGGGGGCTAATCCCCGACGGCCGACAAAGGTCGAACAGTTAACAAACAATCCGAGAGAAAACATCGATACCCATCGATGCTTTCTCTCTTCCACCACAATGGACGATCACAAACACAACTTAATACCGAACAGCTCGCAAATTCCAAATGTAATTTTGGATCTCGTCCTCCCAAGAATATCCGAGGCGGAGGCGAGGTGCTTGCTTTACATTTGCAGACGCACATTCGGATTCCATAAAGACGAGGACAATATCAGTTTCTCTCAATTCGAAAACGGCATCAAAACAAGTCAGGGCAGACGGCTCGATTTTGGTACTGGTTTGTCTCGTCCCTCGGTGAATGCTGCCCTACAAAATCTCATCAAAGTCGGTGTGATTTTCGTACAACAGCGATCCAAAGGAAATAGGTACAAGCTCAACCTGAATATGGATGTGGATAAAGTAGTAAACGAAATTAACCAGTTAAGAGAGTTAACCAGAAGTGGTAAATCCTCTTCACCAAAACTGGTAAAGAGAGTTAACACACAAAACCTAGAAAAAAAAGAGAAACCTAGTTTAGAGCGCCCTGTGCATAACTTCGGGGAAATGACCCGAGAGCTTGCAAACAAGATGACCATTAACAGAAAAAATAACCACTAAAAGAAATGAAAAAAATCAGCTTTGTAATTAACGGAAATCAAGACGACATTTATGGCAATCCGGTCCCATACGTCCGAGTCGTCAAGCGCGCACTTTGGCTACCAGAGGCAAAGCGCTACAACGGATGGAAAAGTTTTGTACGAAGGGTTTTCTACAAAGGATATCCCGAGTACCTGATGCGCGCGGCCAACACGATGCTCACCGATCTTCAACCGTTCACTACGAACTCTGGAGAGAAAGCGCGAATGGACATCCGCATCTACTGGCGCAACGGTCTCCATGGCGACCCCGACAATATCTTCAAGGGCCTCGCCGACGCGCTCTTCAAGAATGACAAATTTCTTGATGGCAGTTTTGAAACTCATTATTCACCGGACGGCAAAGGTCGAGTCGAAATAGATATCGCACTGAGCATTTAAATATGAAAACAAGAACCTACCGAAAAAGATTCATCGAGGAAATCAACGAGCAAATCTGGCGCAAGCGAATGAACCAAGAGTACGACAAGACAAAGGTCCCGTCCGTCCTCAAACTTCAGACCGACAAGATGAAAGAACTGGATGACCTGAAAGCCGAGCTCGCCCTCATTGATCCAAACGACACAACCAAACTGACCCGCACGAATCGCAAGAGCCTTGAAGTGAAGATCGGCAAGGCTGAGGAATTCATCGTGAGCTGTGATGAGACAATCAGCTTGATAAACGAAAGCATAACGAAAGATGAAGAAAAGATAAAAAATCTCAAAGAGCGGGTCGAGTTTGCAAACAACTTCGTCTATGACGACTCAAGCCATGCAAACGACAATTAAAATCCGCGACCTGAAACGAGCGGACTACAATCCTCGCATCATGCCGGACACAGAAATGGCAGCCCTGAAGACGAGCATAAAGACCTTCGGCTTTGTAGAGCCAATCGTCGTAAACAGCAACCCTGAGCGATATGGCGTGCTTGTGGGCGGACATCAGCGCCTGAGCGCGCTAGAGGCCATAATCGCGAGCGGTATCATCCCTGACGGCATCAACGAATCAGACGAACAGGGGGTCTACTTGGTCCCTGCGTCCTTTGTAAATTTGTCGGCCGAAGATGAAAAACTTCTAAACTTGGCCTTAAATAAAATTAAAGGAAAATGGGACGAAGAAAAACTCTCCGATCTTATTGTTGCTCTGAAAGAAGACCCACACATTCCCGCCTCCGGATTCAGGGAAGATGAGATCAGCAGAATTCTCGACCAAACTCTCGAGGATGAGGAAGGGGAAGAAGAACCGATAGATGACACCAAAGAGCCACGGTCCAAACTTGGCGAGGTGTACGAACTCGGTCCGCATCGTCTGATTTGCGGAGATTCAACTGACCCAGAAACATACCGAACACTTCTCGGAAAAGAAAAGGCGGACATGGTCTTCACCGATCCGCCATACAACGTGAACTACCACTCGCGCGGAGAAAAGCTGAAGGGTGAAGAATTGGAGAAAATCAAGAACGACAACATGACGCCTGAAGAATTCAAAGCCTTCATCGATGGCGCATTTGCCGCAATGTTTATGCACGCCAAAGAGGGCGCATCGTTTTATATCTGTTCGGGATGGAGCTCGTATCCTCAATTCTTGCAGAGCATGCTCTCGAATGGTTTCAGACACTCCGGAGTAATCATCTGGGTCAAGAATGTTGCGAGCATGGGATGGAACGACTACCGCTACAAACATGAGTGGATAGCAAAGGCAAAGAAACCCGATCCGAAGACGGCTGAAAGCATCATCTACGGATGGAAAGTCGGCACGCACATGTTCTTCGGCGATGGCGAATACGACGTCTGGGAAATGCCTCGCAAGGCCACTGCCCGATATCTTCATCCGACAGAGAAACCTGATTGGCTCGCAATGCGCGCGCTCAGAAACTCCACTAAAAGAAATGACATCGTCCTCGATCCGTTCGGAGGGTCGGGCAGCACTATGAACGCAGCCGAGAAAGTCGGTCGGCGCGCTTACATGATTGAACTCGACCCAAAGTTCTGCGACGTGATACGCGACAGATGGGAGCGAATGAACATAAAAAAGCAATGAAATATTTTAGTTTATTCTCAGGCATCGGCGGCTTTGAACTAGGACTACAAAAAGCATATGTGGAAATCACTAACAGAAACAAGATCGGAAAAATCAAAGATAACAAGAAAGAAATTCAGACTGCAAGGCAAAGACTGGAGTCCGCGCAGGGGAAAGGTTCTGGTCCCGCGCAACGACGAAATAGCAAACTGCCTGACAGGATGCATGACTCGGGAACACCTCATTGCGTGGGTTACTCCGAGATCGACAAGCACGCAATCAAAATCTATGAAAAATACTTCCCAAAACACAAAAACTTCGGCGACATTAAAAAGATCAATGCAAGAATACTCCCTCGATTCGACCTTCTTGTTGCCGGCTTTCCTTGTCAGTCGTTTTCGATTGCGGGAAAAAGAAAAGGATTCGATGACACGCGAGGTACTCTCTTTTTTGACATTGCTCGAATCGTCAGAATCAAGAGGCCACGCCTTCTACTCCTTGAAAACGTCAAAGGGCTTTTGTCTCACGAGCAGGGGCGAACCTTCGCTACTATCCTCCGTACATTGGATGAACTCGGGTATGACCTCCAATGGCAAGTGCTTAACAGTAAAAACTACGGAGTACCACAAAACCGCGAACGCGTCCTCATTGTCGGACATCTTAGAGGAACACCCCGACCCGAAGTATTTCCTCTCAAAGAAACAGATGGAGCAACTGACAAGAGACTTAAATCGGGAAATTCCTCGCGCGAAGTTGCACAGACTATAAGGCAGCGATACGGAAACGGCACAGGGTCCCACATCCAGCAATTGAATAATCCGAGACACTCCAACGATCGAGTGTACGGAACGGATGGAATCAGCCCGACCATCAACACGATGCAGGGAGGCAACCGCCAACCTTTCATCAAAATACCGGAGGCGACAAAGAAAGGGTACGCCGAGGCCAAGGTAGGACAGTCGATAAATCTGGCGGTCCCGAAAAGCAAGACGAGACGCGGCAGAGTATCGGATGTAGCCCAGACTCTCGACACCGGCATGCAACAGCACACGCTCACCAAAGACATGCAGGTCCGTCGCCTTACCCCGACCGAATGCGAACGCCTTCAAGGATTCCCAGACGGATGGACTGAAGGGCTGAGCGACACGCAGAGATACAAGACACTCGGCAATGCAGTGACCGTAAACTTGGTAAACGTGGTCGCAAAAAAGCTAATGATTTCAGGGGGTAAATAAAAATAACCCCGAATAACCCCGAATGAAAAATCACGCCTACAAACAGATACGACAACTCCAACGTCGCATCAAAACTTACAGAGCCGAAAAGAACTGGCTCAAAGCAGATCAGCTCAAGCACAAGGTCCGGCTCGCCATCAAAGACGCCCAAAAAAGATAGATGAAAAAGCCACGTACACAAGAAGACAAACTCAAGCGAGCAATCAGGGATGCGATAGTAATCGACCCTTTGATTTCAGTGCAGAGACTCCAAGACGCTCTCTTTGAGAAAGGATTCCGCACATCAAGTAACGGCGCGCTTGATTGGCACTACGTGGCAAAGATGCGCGACAAGGTCCATCGCCAATCGGTGGAGAATGTCGACCATCAAAAAGTCAGCGAACGAGTGGCAGAGATGAAAGAACGCTACCGTCTAGTCTTCGAGCGCCTGATACGCATCGCGTTCTATAGCGACGAATTAAAAAAGGAAGGCGTTCAACCTCCGAGCTTTCGAGATCAAATCAGCGCACTCCGAGAAATCAGCCGACTCGATGTTGCAATCTTTGGAGCCGAGCTTGATGCCGGCATCTTCGAACGACACATCGGCACGCTTGAAATAGAAAAGCGCAGCAAACCTTTGCCGCCTGAATTGAAAGCGCAGATGCTCAAGGCCTTCACAAATTGGGGAATCATCCCGAAAGAAATACTTCATGCAGAGCCAACCATCACAATCGAACCAAGCAGAGCTGCAGTGGTGGAAAAATAACTCGTTCCTCGAGGACTACCACACGCGACGCTCACTCGCGAAGACCCTCACAGGATTCTGTCTCGTGTACCTTTCGCATTACTTGGACATAGAGCCGGCATCATTCCATCCCGAGCTGCTCGATACCTTGGGAGATCACAAAGAAAAAATGATAGAGATAATCGGATTCCGAGGTAGTGCAAAAAGCACCTTCGGTTCATTGGCACTTCCGATATGGGCTGCGCTTGAATACCCAGAGCTCTACAAATTTATTCTTCCGATCGCTGACACTGGACTGCAATCAGGCATCAACATCGCCAACATAAAAAACGAACTTGAAAACAATCCGCTCATCAAGCAAGACTATGGAGAAATAAAAGGGGAGTTTGTAGCAGACTGGACTCTTGAAAGCGAAGAAGAATGGCAGGCAAAGAACATGCTCCTCTCCAACGGTGTCCGCATTCTTGCACGGTCCCGAGGGCAGAAAGTTCGAGGACTCCGACACAACCAACACCGTCCGAAACTTATCGTGGTAGACGACCCTGAAGATTTGGAATGGGTGCGTACCAAAGAAAACAGAGACAAGACCGAGCGATGGCTACGAGGCGAAGTGATACCGGCAATTGATGAACTGAACGGAAGGCTCGTCGTGATTGGAAACCAACTGCACACCGATGCGCTCATGGCTCGATTGAAACGAGACAAGACATTCAAGCAGCTCGACTATCCGCTTGTGAAAAAAGGAAAGATCACATGGCTTGGTAAATATCCCAACCAAGCCGCGCTCGATACGCAACGAGACAAGGTCGGACTCAATGCGTATCAACGCGAGTACCTTCTTAAAGTCGTACCGGAAGAAGGAGCTGACGTGCATGAAGACTGGATAAAATACTACGACAAAGTTCCTCCCGAGATGGAGAACGGACTGAGCGGCACAGGCATCGACCTCGCCATCTCAAAAAAAGAAACGGCAGACTACACCTCCATGGTCTCTGGCGTTTCGTTCGTGAGAGACGGCATGCCGAAGATTTACATCAAGCCGAATCCAATCAACGCTCGGCTTTCGTTCCACGAAACAATAGAGACGACAAAGGCAATGTCGGTCACCAATCCGTTCGGAATATTTTTCGTGGAAGATGTTCAGTATCAACGAGCAGCGATAGAAGAAATGGAACGTGCGCTCTTGCCGGTCGTTGCGATGCGCGCGGGTAGCGACAAGCGTGCGCGATTGAGAGCGATAGCAATCTACATTCAAAACGGAACGATCGTATTCCCGAGAAAGGGATGCGAAGACTTAATTATTCAACTGCTTGGATTCGGCGTAGAAGAACACGACGACCTCGTCGATGCGTTCGTGTACCTCGTGCTTGGCCTTGTGCAGCAGGGCATGCAGAATCCCGAAGTAATAGGACTCATATGAACCAACCACCAAAAACCAGAGTAGCGCGCGTGGTCCCGCCAGAGTGGGAGGAAATCATGCGTCTTGCTCAGCAAATCAAGATGGGAGAAATCGTCATTAAAATCCAAGACAACAAGGTAATCCTTGCCGAATACACCATCAAGCGCCGTACTGACAGCCCCGACGATTTCGTAGCCTTCCCACTGTAGACTGGCCCCTTGCGCCCCAATTGTGGTCCGCTATAATTTAGAAGTAAGTTGAAAATCTGCGTGCGTCCAGTCTGACTTGTAACCCAAGAGGGCTTGTGACATGAATTCGTCTCGAAAGAGATGGGCTCATGTTGCAAGCCCTTTTTTTGTTGCCAAATTATGAATTTTTTTGATAAAGCATTAAACGCAATAGGTCTCTCACGAAAAGCGAACACCATAGCGCTTGCTTCGGGTATTGGCGATGCTGACCCATTTCTCATCTGGTCAAAGTCTCGGAAGACCTCCGCAGAAAAAGCGATGGACTTGTACAACGGATGGGTGTATGGATGCGTGCGCGCAATCGCAGAAGAAATTGCAAAACAGAAGTTCCGATTATTTCAAGTGACAAAGGATGGAACGCACGAAGAAATCTTTGATCACGAATTGCTCGACTTGCTCGATGGCGTGAATCCTTTTCAGACCGGCTACGATTTGAAATACATCAGCTCGTCCCACTTAGAGCTCGCAGGAAATTCGTACTGGCTACTCGACGGAGTAAAAAGTGAGACAGACAAGCCGACTGCAATCTTTGTGCTAAACCCAAAGAACACAGCACCAATCCCTGCGAAACTCCCTGAGTTCATAAAAGGGTACAAGTATTCCGTGAACGGAGAGACTCAAATTTTCAAGCAGTACGAAATCCTCCACTTTAAATATCCTGACCCGAACGATCCATACCAAGGCATCGGTACGGTCCAAGCAATCATCGACTGGATTCAGACCGACAACTTCGCAAACGAAGTGAACATGAACTATTTCAAGAACGGTGCTCGTCTTGGAGGTTTGTTGTCTTCAGAAAACGCAATCACCGACGCGCAGATGAAAGTCCTTCGCGCGTCTTTTGAAAATCTATACAAGGGTGCAGGCAATGCATACCGTGTTGCAGTCCTTCCGAAAGGCGTGAAGTACGACGAGGCAAGCAGCAATCCGAAAGACATGGACTTCGCGAATATGCAGACAGTGATGCGAGAGAAAATCCTGAGCGGGTTCCGTGTACCGAAAACAATTCTCGGAAGTTCTGAGTCAGAAACAAATCGTGCAACAGCAGAGACTTCAAACTATGTGTTTGCTGCCCGAACCATCAAGCCAAAGCTCGAGCTTATGGTCCAGCAGCTCAATGAATTTCTCGTGCCTCGCTATGGCGAGAACCTCTATCTTGATTTCAGCGATCCAGTCCCTGAAGACAGAGCGCAGCGCATCGAAGAAATGAAAGCAGCAGTCGGCCTTCAGCCTGTCATAAGCATCAACGAGGCACGCGAGGAATACTTCGGTCTTGATGGCGTGGACAAGGGCGACAGCGTCATGACGGACTTTTCAAAGATTCCGCTCGGCAAACCAAAGCCAAAAGAAAGCAAACGATTCACAAAAAAGGGAGCTGAAAAGAAACCATCAACTCGCTATGCAAAAAACCACAAAGCCAGAAAAGGAATCTCAGAAGAAATCGCAAAGCGTTTGACCGACTCGCTCGAAAAACAAAACAAAGCAGTCGCTGAACTTAAAGAGACAAAGTGCAAGAACATCAAGGAACTTTCAGATGCAGACTACGCTCCAATCTACAAAGCGTTTGCAAGCCGCGTCACTCCATACGAAAAACTTCTGCACGAAACAATAAAGAAATTCAACGCAGACCAAAAGGAAGAAGTCCTGAAAGCCCTCGGCTTGAAAGTTTCCGTGGCCGATGTCTATGACAAAGAAAAATGGATGGGCATTCTAATTGACCTATCAACTCCGATCTTGTCTGAGCTGTACGAAAAAGAAGGCAAGCAAGCAGGATCACTTCTTGGCTTTGATAACTTCCGAATGACGCCAGAGGTAAAGCGTTCAATCGACCGTTCAGTCGGTCTCATGTCGGAAAGCTACAACGAAACAACTCTCTCACTCTTGCATGACACGCTCCAAGAAGGACAGACCGAGGGGTGGACACTCGCTGAGCTCACTGAAAAGCTCAATGCGGTCTACGACTACAGCGACGAGGTGCGAGCTGCACAAGTAGCGCGCACAGAGGCATTCCGCATCGGTAACGAATCTACGAAGGAGGCATGGAAACAGTCGGGGGTAGTGAAGACGATCAAGTGGTACACGGCCGAGGATGACGGTGTCTGCCCATGGTGCGATGAGATGAACGGAAAGACAATCGGCATCGACGACACATTCTTCGACAAAGGGGACGAGGCAACAGGGACAGATGGGTCGAAATTGCCAATCACATACGACGATGTCGGAAGTCCTCCGCTCCATGTGAGCTGCCGGTGCTACACGCGACCGGAAGACATCTCGATTGAATAAATTATTTACAAATTATTTCTAAACTTTTTCTAAAATTATGGACACACAAAACACACTCAAAAAAATAAACGAAGAAATCGGACAGAAACTGTTCGAATATCTGAACACTCCCGAGACGAAGGAGTTCCTTGAAAAGATGAAAGCAAGCGGGGAAGACTCGGGTCGGTTTGAGGTAATCATCTCAACCGCAGACCAAGACCGCCAAGGAGAGATTGTAAGCCAAGAAGGATGGGATCTCGCCCACTACAAAAACAACCCAATCGTTCTCTGGGGTCACAACTACACAGGCCTTCCAATCGGCGTGACCGACTCAATCGAACTGAAGGACGGCAAGCTTGTGGCAAAAGGACGCTTTGCACCAGAGGATGCCAACCCATTCGCTCAACAGGTCCGTCGCTTGTATGACGCAAAGATTCTTCGCAGCACTTCTGTCGGATTCATCGCAAAGGAAATGGAAGGCAACACTATCACGAAAGCTGAGCTCCTCGAGTTCTCCTTCGTTCCGGTCCCTGCCAATCCAATGGCACTCTCACTCATGAAGACCGCAAGCTTTGACAGCGTAGAGCTGATTCAAAAAGGTCTCGTGTTGGAAGAAAAAACAGAGAAAGCGGATGAGCAAGCAGGCGATGTCTGCTCGCTTGAAGACGGCACAGACGGAGTGCTTGAAGATGATGGAGAGGGAAATCTCGTCTGCGTTGCGAAAGCAAAAGAATCAGACGAAGAAAAAGGAATGAAGTCCGGCCGAGCGATATCGGCAAAGAGTCGAGGACATATTGAAAAAGCCGTAGAGGGCATCAAAGGTGCTCTCGTAGCCTTGGAGGAACTGCTCAAATCAGTTGACCTTGGGGGTGAAGAAAATGGCGACACGCCTGCTGAAGGTGGAGCCGAAGAAAGGTCGAACCCTGAACCTGAAGTCAAAAAAGATTTCAAAGAATGGAATCAAGAACGACAGGTACTCAGGATGATTAATAACATAACGAGTGATGCTCTTCGGAAATACAACGAAAAGCATCCCTCATAAATCCAACAATATGGATGAAAAGCAATTAGAAGCCATCAAGAGCCAACTTCAGAGCGTCGTTGACGACGTAATGGAAAAGCGGCTCGGTGATGCCATCTCTCCGATCGTTGCAAAGGAGACTCGCGCTATCGTTGAAAAACTTCAGCTCGAGCGTTCTCTCTTCGGCAAGGATCGCACAGGGATGTCCGACGAACAGAAAAGCTCATTCGTGGAAGTCGTGAAAGCGGCTGCCGGTATCAAGACCAAAGCGAACGAGGCTCTGATCGGCGAGCAAGATTCGCGCGGCGGATACTTGGTCGCAAAGGAAGTCGAGGCCGCAATCCTTCGCATTGCTGCGTCAGTGGGTCTCATCATGAGCCAAGCGCAGAAATGGCCGATGGGTACCGACGAGAAAGGCATTCCGAATTACACCGGAGCATTTCTTGAAGGAGAGTTCCTCGGCTTTGACGCGGTCGGTGGCGTAACCGGAATCAACTTCGGCCAAGCTAACCTGATCGCCAAGAAGTGGCAGCTTGCGTTCGTTGTGGGCAATGACTTGCTCGCAGACGCGGACGTTCAGCTTGCTGACTGGCTCCTTGCCCTCGGTGGCGAGGCGCTCGCGAACATGGTGGACAAGCAGGGATTCGCCGGCACCGGCGCTCCTTTCATCGGTGTGCTTAACCACAACGATGTCACCGTGTACACGCTCCCGACCGGACACGATACCTTCGCGGAATTCGATGTCGTGGTCGACGCGGCTGATACCATCGCAAACCTTGAAGAATCCGTTCTTGAAGGCTCAGCTTGGTACATGAACCGCACTGTGTGGGCAAAACTCCGCACACAGAAGGACACAGCCGGAAACTTCATCCTGCCCCAAGCAGGTGCAGCGTCCGCTCAGGTCCTTGCAAACAATCCGACAGGCGGAGGAATCCGTCCTGCCGGCGAGATCGGTGGATACCCTGTATACACCACTCGCCATCTGCCGGGCATTTCAGCATCGGCAGTTTCCACGAAGTTCATCATCTTCGGAAATATGAAGGCTTTGGCCTTCGGTGAAAAGGGAGAGATGACTGTCTCGCAACACGAGTCAGGAACTTTCGGTGGAAAAGAAATTGCACTCGCAGACCAGCGCGCTCTTGTTCTCAAGAAACGTGTTGCTCTTACGGTCGCACTTGGCGCAGCGTTTGTAGTCGTAAAAACCGCCGCCTCTTAATAGCCTAGCGTTTGAGTAAATCACTATGAGTGAAGAACTACTCCCATACAAAGTCCTGAAACCTATCGCATTCAAAGGCGATCGGATCGAGAAAGGATCGGTCATCCGCATGACCCCAGAGGAAGCTGAGAATATCGGCGACGAATTCCTAGAGCCGGCTGAAGAAGTCGACGAACAGGAATCATCCTCTGAGGAATCGAATGACACTGACGAATCGAAAGATTCCGACGACGATTCTGAAGATGCCGACAAGCCTGAAGGCGACGGCGAAGGGACTGAAACCAAAGAAGGCGATGAGTCTTCTGAGGAAAATGCGGAAGGTACTCAAACCGACACTAAGCCAGACGAAACTATATGAAATCAGTCTATGACGCCGTAAAGTTTCTCGCTTCGCTTGTCCCTGCAACTCGAACCGCAGATGGAAACGGAAGTGCTGTTGACACGAAGGGATTCGGGTCCGCGGTGCTTGTTGTTTCCGCCGGCGATATTGACCTTGCGGACACGAACGAGACATATGCGTTCAATGTCGAGGAATCGGCAGACGGTTCAACCGGATGGGCTGCCATTTCAGGGGCGACCGTATCGGTAACGGCTGACAACGATGTAAAGCTCATCCGCTTGGAAGGGCTCAACACCGGCAGTCGCAAGCGATACCTTCGCGCTGTCTTGGATGTCGGCGGTACCACTCCGTCAATCCCATGTTCTGCGGTCTTCGCGCTTTCCCGCGCGTACAACGAACCTGTGAACTAAGTATCCGTGATTGAATCTCGGCTCTCCCTCTCGCAATGGGAGGGAGTGACCGAGACTTAATCACACACAACACCATGGAACCACGATCATACGCACTCACAACTGTAGACAGAGTAAGAAACATACGACTTCGAATCGAGTCGGATGGTTTTGATTCTTTGTTCGCCAATCTGATAAACGGGGTGACGGACTTTATAGAAGGCGAGTGCAATCGACGATTCAAAGAAACTACCTACACCAACGAACTCCACACGGTCCATACATACGGACAAACAATGCTTGTCCTTCGACAATCTCCTGTCACTGAAGTGACGGCATTCGAATATCGGGTCGGATTGAAATCAAATCCGATGTGGGAGGCGTACTTTCCCGACAATTGGGAGCTGTTGGATGACGGAGATTCAGGGATCGTCGAAGTGTGTTCCATGCTCGAGAAATTCAACAGAGTCACTTACAAAGCCGGCTACAAAATCGATTGGGAAAATTATGATGACGAAGAACTTCATACTCTCCCAAGCGACCTGACCGACCTTGCAGAGCGACTCGTTGTGAAGTGGTACAAGCGTCGCGAATCCGAAGGAAAACTCTCGGAAGGTTTCGACAGCTCACAGGTCTCATGGGGCGCTGATTTTACAAAAGAAGATCAGGCCACTCTTAATCGTTATCGCAGGATTCCAGTCCTTTCCTAACATGGCGCTCATTGAAGTTGAAATAAAAAATTTGGCAAAGCTCAGGGATTCAATCGAAAGATATCCCTCAATCGCAGAGCCAATTCTTCAGAGAGCCATTGATGCGTCCCAAGCGGTGTTCGCAAAGAACTCGCTGAAGGACGATCCAATCCCATGGCGCACCGGCAACCTCCTCCATAGTTTCCGATTTGAATCCGGAAAACTTCAAGCGAGATGGTTTCCAACTGCACGGTATGCGCCGTTCGTGGAATACGGCCGTGGCGCTGTCTATCCGCAGAAAGCAAAGATGCTCTCGTGGATAAACGAAAGTGGCGATCGTGTATTCGCACGATTCTCAAAACCATCAAAGCCAAGACCGTTCATGAAAAAGATTGTCGAAAAATCACAGAAAGATGTGCAGAGTCTCTTCCGCCAAGCGGGAGACATCATCGTCCGAGAAATTGTAAGTCTAAGCAATTAACACTATGTCGCTCTCAGTAAATATCAAAAATAAAATCAAAGATATTCTCGACGGCGTCGTTACGAGCGGAGAAATCAAGACGGTAATGGTGGACGATTTGAAGACAAGCCCAATCATCGACCGAGACATTCCATCCTTTCCCGCAGCAATTCTCACCTCGCCAAGTTCGGAAGGCGGGTATCTGACCAACAGAGAGAACATGCGGACATATCGATTCACCGTAACAGTGATTCAGAAAGGCGAGAACCTCGAGTCGGCAGATGACATCGAGACGCTCAGTGATTTCCTTCTCGATATCTTCGATGACAACCCAACACTCTCCGGAGTGGCAAACGGCGGACTCGAACCCTCAAGCAGTACGCCCGAGGCAATCGTTTCGCAAGGGAAGTCGTACATCATCTTCACCATCACTTTAAAAGCTCACGCAAGTAAATTGCTCAACTTCTAACACCATGCAAACACAATCAAAAAACAAAGCCATCGGTGAATCTCCTCGAGAATTCTTCTTTGCAGGCGGAGGCGAATACAAACCTCAGACAGTTACAGCCAACAGCATCGAAGAGGCGGAGGAAATTTATCACAAAACCAAAGAAAAGGTCGAAACAAAATCAGATAACGAAACTCAATAATTATGTCAAAAGGAATCGGAAGACTATTCCAAGTCGGAATAGCAAAAGAAACATCACGCGGAACGGCGATATCGTCTGCAGCATATTGGATTCCGTTCTCCGAGCTCGCGCTTGAGGAAAAGGACACCAAGGTCGTAGACGACCAGTCATACGGCGTGATTGAAGACACACAAGGCCAATCAATCATCAAGCAATGGGCGGAAGGGAAGATGAAAGCGCCGATCGGCGACCGCCACTTCCCCTTGATACTGCTTTCGGTCCTCGGTTCGCTCTCTACAGGGGCCAATGCCGACGGATCAGGCAACGTCAAAGACCACACAATCAGCGTGGCTCAGAGCGCACAGCATCAATCTCTGACCTACTTCCTCGATGATCCGCTCTCAGGCGCGGATTATAAGCACGCAAACGGCGTAGCAACAAGCCTCGAAATCAGCTACGAAATGGGCAAATTCCTCGAGTATTCGCTCAATATCAAGGCA